CGAGCTAAACCTTCGAATCTATGTTCGGGAGCGGAAAGTACTTGGTGAGTCAGTTTAAACGTTTCTTCGTGATTTACCCATAATGCGGTAGATCCACCATCGAAAACTATAGAACCATCAAAATCGTAAGAACCATCGAAAAGAATTGAACGTGTAGTTCCAATGATTATAACTAGACGAGTATCCTGAAGAACCGAAATTGCATCGTGAACAGTTCTAAGTTTCGGATGCCAAACTACCCGTACTCCACCGGCAGCAGAATCTGATGCTACTGAAAACAGATCTGTAATAGACTCGAGAATGTCGTTAGCTTGATATGAAGTTCCGCTTTCTCTAAATTCCGATGAAATTTTTTCAAATAGAACATCAGGATCATAATAAACAATTATTGTTGCTGGTTCTGGTGGGCCCTGTGGGAAAGGGTTGCCTGCATCAAAGAGATATTCGGTAGAATTGAAATGGAGTTCTCCGTTGAAAAAATACTTCCATACCGGAACATTAGTCCAACCTTCCTGCACTTTTTCAAAGGAGTCCCCCATGAAAACGAATAGAATATCGTTCAGCTTATCAATTTCGCCGCTTGATATAATGTTAGCAAGTTTCAACCATATTCGGCGACGATACCGGGTGTCGTCCATGTTTCCACGGAATACTCCCAGATTTTGGCCGATTAGATCAAGAGCGACACCTTCAGCATTTTCAAAAGATAGCCAATTCTTGATATGCGCAATTGCGTTTCGGAATTCATCAAATTCTTCGGAATCAAGGCTTAAAAGTTTATAGACTAAACTATCCGGGGTTTTTGCGTACGTATCTGGTAGTCTGGCAATTTGATCTTTAATACTCATGATATCGTCACGTTTATGTTCCCAGGAATTGCAACTTCTGTGATATCAATTATGACATTCTCGGTTCCACCATCTACTATTAGTACTGGAATATCGATTATTCCAGGAACCGAATGGATTCTCGAAATGATCCGAGTATAGATAATACTTTGTCCAATCCCGAGACTATTAATATATTCTGTGATTGCTTCGGTTACTTGAACAACACCGTCAACCGGGAATAGTGAATCTGTTTCAAGTTCTACCAAAACATCAATTTCGACTTCTGTTGGTCTAGTAATTCCGATTTTCTGTTCATTTCCTCGCGAATCTAGAACAGTATAAACTTCTGTTCCATAACATTGGATTCCCCCGGCTTTCGAATCTTTAATCCTCTCGGCAATAGTTTGACCATCCCCACCGTAGACAAGAGGAGCAATAGATTTTGGAGGGATGCCGTCTTTTTCTTCAATGCTATCATTCTCTCTTACTTGTGCATAGATAACACCCTCAACTCCTAGAATCGCTGCTTCTATAGCCGAAACAGTCGAGCTCCCGGGGTTTGCTAGACTCTGATAGTATCGTTCACGGTATTCAAAATCAGTTTCTCTGTTTTGACCACCAGTAGTTGGGGTTTCGTTAGATAGAGACGTTACCCCTGCAAGTGGGGAAACCACTTCAGTGATAGCCCCCGCGTCAACATTGCCTTCAACTCCTGGAGAAACCGCTATAATAGGGACAGTTACTGATCCTCCTTCAATTGTTGCAAGTTCTGTTGTCACGAACGAAATTCCAGTTGAAGTCCTCATCTCGAATCCTGCCGGGATAACAGTTCCGTCTTCTCCTACGAAAGTAACCTCTCCTGTCGCTCTTGATGCAGGTTTTCTCATCACACCTATATTACTGCAATTCCGGTCAAGTGAAACCCCCTCACTTGTTGAGACAAAGTATGAAAGGTATAACTTTTCAAGCTCTTGCCATAACCTTGCCTCTTCCCACGCATTAAGCCGGTTAAAAATCCCAAGCGGTGACGATTCACTTAGGTTTACATCTGCACCCATAAGTTCGCGAGCCCGACGTTCTTTTTCAAGGATAATATCGGCGTATCTTTTTGGCCTGAACCCTTTCTCAGTCAGTCCGAACGTCATATTGTTACCTCTGTTTCTACCATTTCATCTTCCACTGATAATATAAGGTTTATTGTTAGTACCCTTGTCTTCTCATTGTAATCAAGGCTCATCGAATGAATCTGGATGTTACGTTCATCTAGATGAACTGCTTCGTATATTGCTGCACGAATATCAGAGTCGGATTGTGGAAACTTTCTACCGAGAATCGTACCGTGGTCTAATCCATATTGTGTGTTTAGAAACCATTCGTTCAACCGGGTGCTCAGAAGAAGCCTAACATGTTGTGCTGCTTCTTCTTTGTTTTCAACCATCTTGATTGACCGTGTTTTGTCGAGAACCAGATCGCGTGTTTCCGGATCAATATACATTGTTTTCATCTAATTCGGACTCCAATACTCAATTAGCGATGACATCCTCGCTTCCGGTTGTTGCTGCTCCTGCTCCACCAGGATATACTACTGCATCCCCAACCCGATGAACTCCTCGACCGTTTACAAGAATTGTTGAACTTCCAGCAGCTGCTGTTCCTATACCACAATGGGGACAAGAATGTACCAGAGCATCCCCTACCCGGACTGCAGAACGCCCGTTCACAAGCACGTTTGATGAACCTGTCACATAAGTCCCGACTACCCCATGAGGGCAACAATCAGGGATACCATGGGAACATATTCCTACATGGGCATCACCGACTCGAACTATTCCGGTCATTCTTCTTCTCCCTCCTCTTCACTGTTAAGTAAAATCTGTTCTCCATCTATTTTAACTATTCCTTCAGATTTAATTTTGATGTCCCCGATTGAAGAAATGTCTATGGTTCCGCTAGTTTCAATCTGAATATTACCGTCCGGATCCATAATGATTTTTTTAGATCCATCTTCAGTAGAAATTAGAAGATCTTGCCCATGGTCTTCGGGTAGCGGGAACGGTCTAGCAGTGAATCCACCTATAACCACAGCATCAGTTAGGCTGTGATGACGCTTGCCAACCTGTTCAGCTTTGGTACCGGTATCAAAAACATCGTCAATACCGCGTTCGATAATCACCGCCACCACAATATCTCCTGGTTGGTATGGTGGGCGAATGATAAATCCGCCAGCTCTAAAGCAGGAAACAGAAGCCTTGACGATTGGTGCATATTCAAATGCTGGATCCCTAATCAGTGGTTGTAGATCCGCCTGCATTAATATCGGGTCGTAATTCAGAATTTGGGCGAGAATTGCGGTATGAAGTTTTGAACTGTCTGATGCCCGGGTTTCCGCGATGAATTTCAAGAATTCGCTCATTTAGATTAAGCCTCCGGAAGTTTCAGTTTAATCACGGTTTTGAATTCAGACCCCGATGAAACATGAGTCCCGGATTCAACTGCATAAACCCCATTTGCGATAGGCACTTGTTTTGAATCAATTTGAACAAGTGTTCCCGGTCTAATTCTGTAATTCAGAAGAGATTCCACTTCCCAGAGAACGTTTGAATCTTCTTCTTCTACCTTTTTTGGTGAATCGATTAGCCCAGATGAAGCAGAGAGGATAACCGTTTCATCTCTCCAACCACCAGGGGGTAAAACATAAATCATGCCGTGGACAATATGGACTTCTGCCCCACAATCTTCTGCAATCTCAGTAATAATGTCCCGTGGGGTGCCGTCAACCGATCTACCTTGTGCATAGACAAGGTTTTTTGGCAATGATATTTTCCCAAGTTCTAGACCACTTTTATTAACAATTATTCGTTGGAGAATCTGTTCTGCTGTGGTTCCCGGAACATAGGATTCACTAATAGCATCCCCCTGATACTCAGAACTTGTATCGTATACTTCGATTTCACATATCCTATCATTTCCTTCTCTGAAAACTTTTACATGCCGAATTTTTCCAAGCATCAAGATACCGACATCTCCAGCGTATCCAGCCTCAAGAGTTAACATTTCATCGAGTTGAAATAGGGCTTCACTTTCTGGCATGAGGTTATAAATTTCGACTGTGGCAAAATCCGGGTCACCACCTTTTCCGAATTCCATCTTGAATTGAATTTCAAAGTTTGGATAGGTAAATACTTTTCCACTAGTAGAAACAGCAGCTTCACGTAACCAGAATTCAGTCACCGAACACATCCTCCGGCGTAATAATGTAGAGAAAAACTGATTCGCCTAGTTCTTTCCATCCGACACGTTCTAACTTTCCCGTTGAATCAAATGGAACTAATGCAACCGGAGGAAAACGTTCATCGTATACATCTCGAAATAGAGGAGACCCATATATCAGTGGTTCACCAACAACAAGAATTTCCTCACCTACCAAAAGATCGGCCGTAAATTGATCAGTTACGGAGTTGTATCGGAACACAAACGTGAATGAGGTATCTCCTAATCTAATTGTAGTTCTGTATGGAATCTTTTTCTTGTTTATTCGAATGATTTGATCCATTTTTGTATTACCTCATTCTATGTTTTTCTATTCCGGATCAATCTACCAATAGCTAGAGGCGCAGTAAAAGGATTCAGAACACTCATTACGCTTACAGTTGATTTTACTGCATCGAATGCCATACTGATTTTGGATTGTTGAGGTTGTTCTCTGCCTTGTTCAGTTATATCCGCTACTTGAGTAGACGTTTGAGCGGCTTGCTCACTAACAATCTCTTCAATTGCGGGGTCGCGAGCAACAGTTTTGACTTGGAGAGAGGCAATTTTGATTTCCTGCAAAACCATCGAAAATTGGAACCCATCTCCAATTTCAACGTTTTCAGTAGGTCTAAACTCTTTGATTACAAGATCTCGATATGATCTTCGTCCAGAATAACTTACTGGTATCCGTTGTTGTTGCCAATTACGTATATTGCTCAGTTTTTCAGGGGTACCATAACCAGCAATAATTCCATCTATAGAAATCGAAATTGGGCGAAAGGAGGCGTGGTCAGAAAAGAGTCGTCCTCCTTCTACTGGGTATTCAGTTACGTCGGTGATAAAGTCCGGACGTTCTTCTGATATAACACTAAACTCAACTGTACCCAAACTTGACGTTAGTCGGGCTCTCTGTTGTGTGGTCATACTGTTGAACTCCTTCTTCTTCTCTGGCGTGCGAAATAAGTTTCTGCGTGTTGGTCGAACGTTTGTCTGATTCGCCGATCAATTGTTTTAGCAATAGTTTCAGCGTCACCATTGGATGCCGTGACGTTTATCACTGTTGACGGTGCGAACGTGTTGTAACTGATTTCAGACGATCTGAACGTTTCTTTCTCTGGAACATATTTTTGAGTTAAACTTATGTCCTCTGTAGTAACTTCATATGGTTCACTATCTTCAAACGAAATAGATTCAAATTCAGGTAATGTAATCTTTTTTGGTATACTTTCGTTAATTCCAAGATTAAATCCTTCCCCAATTGAAGATCCAATTTCTTGCATAAGTCGGGAAGGAGAACTAATCTCAAAAAATTCAGTAATTCCTGAAACTATAATTTCCCCAATTCCTTTGATTGTATCAACCAGAATTTGAGAAATACTGGAAATGCCTTCTACTAAACTTGAAATAATATTTTGCCCGAGATTTCTTAAATCAATGTTTTTAAGGTACTCAATTACTTCATTCCATTGACGAGTTATAATACTTAACGGATGGTATTTCGCAATTTGATCAATAGATTTTTTGAATTTATCAAATATACCGGTTTCTAATTCTGGTTCAGCAATCTCTGATATATATGATACTTTTCCAATTTGGTCCAAATTATCTAATTCATTAAGTATTGGTATATATTCAATGTTTCCTTCAAGTAAGGGAATTTCTGGTTCTTTAATTTCTAAAGTTTTGATTTGGGTATCATAAACAAGTTCTTCTGTTGTTATTGGTGAAATATTAGGTTCTAATATTTTATTTTCATATTTAATAGACCCAGTATAATCTTCTACGACAATTGGAGTAATTTGAGATTCGTAAATAACTTTTTTATCTTCTATTAGTGGTATTTCCGGTAAAGGAATAGTTTTAGGCATACTTTCTGAAACACCGAGACTAAATCCTTCCCCTACCGAGATTCCTATATCTTGCATGAGTTTAGAAGGAGAACCAATCTCAAAAACTCCAGTAATAGTTTCAACAATACCTTTCCCAATACTCTGGATAGTATTGATCAATGATCTATACGTCGCAACTATCCCGGAATCTAAACTAAAACCAATATTTTGACCAAGAGTTTCTAAATCAATGTTTTTAAGATATCCAATTACTTCTGTCCATTGTTTAGTTATAATATTTAGAGGATGGTATTTTACAATCTGATCGATAATTTCTTTAAACTTTCTAGATACATTAGTTTCAAGTTCTGGTTCTGTGATTTCTACTACGTACGAAAAACTATCTTCAAGATCTAAGGGTTTTGGTTCTTCAATTATCGGCTCTGGTATCTGTGCATTATAAATAAGTTCTTCTTCTATTGGAAAGATATTAGGCTCAAGTATTTCACTCTCATATTTAATTGCACTTGTATAGGTTTCAACTATTGGTTCTATAACTTGAGTGTTATAAGTGAG